GACTTTGAGGCATACAAAAAGACACATCCTTAATACGTTATAAATATATCAGGGAGTTAATAAAACCCTCCCTGATTTTTTTTGAAAGAATATGGCTTTAAATTTCCCTTCAGCGCCGAGTGCTAATGCAACCTATACGTTCAGTGGTAAGACCTGGACTTATAATGGAAACGCGTGGAATGTAACATCTGCTACTTTAAGTACCAGCGTTGTTCCAGAAGGAAGTAATTTATATTTTTCTAATGCGCGGGCAACTGCAGCAGTCATAAATTCTTCATTAAGTAATATTACCGTTACTGGTAATGTGGTTACTGGTAACGTTATAATTTCAACCAGCGGGGGGGTACAATTCCCCGATGGTTCTACACAGACAACTGCTGCTGGTGCCAGCGCTATAGGTTTTACAAACAGTACAGTATCCGCTTTTCCAGGTAGTTCTGTGAATACCGATTATGGGGATTTGCTCACCAGCTCTACTGATGCATTTAATGTTGCCCTGTCTACAGCCTATGACTGTATGGAACCCAGGGGTAGTATTACTACAGCAGATTTGGCAGTGTTATAATATACGGAAAAATAAATGCCTACACAAGTACAATTTAGACGCGGGACAACAGCTCAAAACAATAGCTTTACAGGAGCTGCTGGTGAGCTATCGGTCAATACCAGTAACAGTACTATCAGAGTACACGATGGGTCGACAGCCGGGGGATCTGAATTAGCTTCAGTAACATATGCCTCTAACGCAACTAATATTTTATCCGGTACATTAAGTGTTTCAAGATTGGCTACCTCGGGTGTTGCCGCTGGTACATACGGAGGTGCTACTGTTGAGGGAGTATTTACAGTAGATGCATACGGTAGAATAACTAGCGCCTCTAATGTTACCGCTCAAGTAGCAAACTCAAATATAACTGGTCTCATTACCAGTGCACAGATTGCTAGTGTATCAAATACACAAATTACTGGTCTTATTACAAGCGGACAAATTGCTAGTGTCGCCAATACGCAGATTACTGGTCTTATTACAAGCGGACAAATTGCTAGTGTTGCCAATACGCAAATCACCGGTCTTATTACTAGTGGTCAAATTGCAAGTGTTTCTAATATACAAATTACCGGTAATATTATTGCTTCCCAGATACAACCTACTGGTGTAACTGCAGCTACCTATGGTAATGCATCATTCATACCTTCACTAACAGTAGATGCACAAGGTAGAATAACTTCTGCCTCTAACGTTGCTGTTACCCCGGGTGTTACTACTGGTAAATCTATTGCCATGGCCATAGTGTTTGGCGGTTAAAAAAGTATAAATAATAATAAAGCTAGTCAAGGACGAAGATGCCAATTAAAATAAACAATACAACAGTCATCGATGACTCACGTAATATTACCAACGTTGCAAATATAGCAGCTACAGGTACTATTACCGGTAACGTTACAGCAACTGGGGTAATTTCAGCTGCATCTTTTTCCGGTTCTGGAGCAAATCTAACTGGTGTTGCATCTCTAGGTAAAGCTATTGCTGTTTCATTAGTTTTAGGAGGATAAAAATGACAACATTATCATCTATTATTACACCAACAAACATAGTTACAGCAACAAGTACGACTACATTAACCAATAAGACTATTGGTGTTTCACAATTAAGTGGTGCTGTCGCTATTTCCAATGGTGGAACCGGGCAAACTACCGCTTCTGCTGCCCTCAACGCCCTAGGGGGCGCATCAACCGGTAAGTCAATTGCTATGTCAATAGTATTTGGCGGATAAATAATCAATAATACCTCAAGGAAAATTTAAATGGCTATTCCAAATATTGTTAACGTAAGTAGTATTCAGGCAAAAAGCTTTGGTAATACTTTGACCACTTCTAATGCAATCGTTATCGCTAACGGTGCAAGCTCTGGCAACTGTATTAAGATCAATAATATTGTTCTTGCAAATTACAGCAACTCTGCCGCTACTGCTAACGTTGAATACAATAGAGCTGCTGCAGGCACTGGTACTGCAACATTCTTAATATCACAAGTCTCTATTCCTTCTGGCGCCTCCCTTATCGTTACTGATAAGTCTACAGGTTTTTACATGGAAGAAGATACAAGTCTTAAGGCAGTGTCTACAACAGCATCTGCATTACAAATCTTTTTGTCTTACGAAGTAATTAGTTAATATAGGATAGTAATGTCTACTCGCTATCAAGCCGGGATTATACGCCCGGGTTATAACGCCTTGAAGGTCCCTAACGCACCTACGATAGGTACCGCTACATCTGCAAGTGGAACGTCTGTATCTGTTACGGTTACAGCTCCTTCTGATGTTGGAGGCGGGGCAATCTCATCTTTTACAGCGTTTACTAGTTGCGGGGCATATTCGGGTTCAAATACAACCTCACCTGTAACGGTAACAGGATTGACCACAGGTACATCTTATACGTTTAAAGCAATTGCAACTAACGCATATGGTCCGAGCTTACCAAGTGCAGTGTCAAATTCAGAAACCCCTGTAGCTCAAAGTCAAGAAGCTTTTGTATCCGCGGGTACATATTCCTGGGTTGCTCCTACTGGTGTTACCTCTGTTTCTATTGTTACTGTAGGTGCCGGCGGCGCAGGTGGCTCTTCTCCTGCAAGTACATGCAATGGTTATTCTGGTGGAGGCGGGGGTGGTGGGTTAGGGTATAAAAATAATTACTCTGTAACTCCTGGAACTTCATACACAGTTGTTGTGGGATTAGGTGGTCGAGCTAATATCTCTAATGGCGGTGACTCTTATTTTGTTAGCACAGCAACTGTAAAAGGTGCAGGCGGTACAAACGGTGCATCCAGGACAACTGGCTCTGGCGTGAAAGCGGGAGGAACAGGTGGAAGTTACACCGGAGATGGCGGGGGTAGTGGTGGAGGTGGTGGAAGCTCTAATGGCGGCGCGTATAACGGCCCCGGTGGTGGTGGTGGTGCAGGAGGCTACGCTGGAACTGGCGGACAAGGCGGCGGTACTGGTAGTGGCGGTAATGCTGGTAGCGGCGGCGCTGGAGGTGGAGGTTTTGGTGGCCCAAGCGGCGGCAGTTACGGCGCTGGCGCTGGAGGCGTAGGCATTTTGGGCCAAGGCACTAGCGGCGGCAGTAGTACATTTTCTTCTCCTACTGGACGAGGCGGCTCTGGCGGTTCAAATGCTGGGGGCTTTGGAGATGGTTCTGGCGGCGCTTACGGAGGTGGTTCTGCTGGCGGTTATTTTGGCGAGACTTCTGGCGTTAACGGTGCTGTTGGCGCAGTCCGTATTATTTGGCCGGGAACTACTCGCTCATTCCCATCAACAAATACAGGGGATTTATAATGCCAAATTTTAATGGAATCTGGACAGCTGACCAGCAACTTCAAGCACTTGGATCAAGCACATGGCCTTCATTACCAGGCGCACCTACAATCGGAACAGCTACAGTAGCAAGTAGTACATCAGTATCTGTTACCTTTACAGCACCTAGTTCAACAGGTTACCCTGCAGGTATAACAGGATATATTGTTACATCAAGTCCAGGAGGCTTGACTGGTACAGGTGCTTCATCACCAATTTCAGTTACAGGTTTAACTACAGATACTGCCTATACGTTTACTGTAAGAGCCATTAATGCTACAGGTACCGGGCCTTCGAGTGCAGCATCTAACAGTGTAACGCCTGTAAATAATTTTGTAGAAGATGTGTTTAGTACGTATTTGTATACAGGTACAGGTACAACACAAACTATTACCAATGGTATTGACTTGTCTACCAAGGGTGGGTTGGTTTGGCAAAAAGATAGAGTATCTGCGGGTCAAAGCCATATTTTGTGCGACACAGCAAGGGGAGTAAATTCCTTTTTAAGGTCAGATCTTACTTCTGCCGCCGGAAATAATGGTGGTACAGATGCGGTTTATGCCTTTAACAGCAATGGCTTTTCTACTGGCACAGTAAATGGTACGAGCATAAATTTATCCGGTGATGCTACTGTCTCATGGACATTCCGCAAGCAACCTAAGTTTTTTGATATTGTAACATATACGGGGGATGGTAATACAAATCAAGTAATTTCACACAATCTTGGCTCAGTCCCTGGTTGTATTATTGTAAAAGCATCTAACGATGTTAATGGTTGGTATGTTTATCATCGAAGCCTTACCACTCCAAACAATTACGCTCTAGGTTTAAGTTCCACTGGTGCTGAATCTAACAAAAGTTCAAACGTTTGGGATGTTACATCTACAACTTTTCAAGCTAACCAACCTAGCCTTGATAGTAATAAAAACGGAATAAATTATGTAGCCTACCTATTTGCCCATGACGCAGGAGGCTTTGGCCTGACGGGTACGGACAATGTGATTTCTTGTGGGTCTTATGCAGGTGACGGTGGGGCAGGAACTACATCTATAAACCTAGGATTCGAGCCACAATGGGTGCTCGTTAAAGACCGAACAAGTACAGATAATTGGGTTTTAATTGACAACATGCGAGGGTTTGCTAATGAATCAAATACCGCAAACGATGCTAGATTGCAAGCAAATACAACAAATGTTGAGAGTCTTATAGGCGCTTTAGACCCAACCGCAACAGGGTTTAAAACCACTCTTTATACTAATATTAATACCTCTGGTCGCACCTACATCTACGTAGCCATACGCCGTGGCCCGATGAAAGTGCCTACAGATGCAACTAAAGTGTTTAACCCTGTCCTTGCTGCAGCAACAAATCCCGCATATAGAAGTTCAAACTTTACTTCTGGCATTGACTCTGCAATTGAGTATTATTCCCCTGGGTCCGCAGGTTACCCCCGTTGGTCATCAAGATTAACTGGGACGGGCTTGGTAAGAACTGAAGGCGCTAATGCTGAGTCAGGGGTTGCATCAAGCATTTTTACCTATATGAACGGGTATTCTAATCAAGATGGTTTAGACCCAGATCGCGGTGCTTTTATGTTTAAAAGAGCACCGAGCTTTTTCGATCAGGTTGCCTATACAGGCACGGGGAGTGCTACAACCCTAACGCATAACTTGGCGGCAGTGCCTGAGTTAATACTTATAAAAAGTAGAAGCGATGCAGAATACTGGGCGATTTATAGCCAAACAGTTGGTAATAATGGCCATTTAATAAATACCAATAACCCAGTAGATAGTCCTAGTGGTTTTTGGAATACTACAACACCAACAAGCTCTGTTATTAGTTTAGGTACTGGTAATCGCGTTAATGGTTCAACTAAGACATATATAGCCTTCCTCTTCGCAACTTGCGCTGGAGTTTCTAAAGTAGGCTCATACACCGGTACAGCCACTACAAAGCAAGTTAATTGTGGATTTGCAGCAGGCGCAAGGTTTGTTCTTATTAAGCGCACCGACTCTACAGGCGATTGGTACGTCTGGGACACGGCTCGAGGCATCGTGGCGGGTAATGACCGGTACTTGCTATTAAACAGCACGGCTATAGAGGTAACAAATACTGATTACATTGATACCTACAGTGCAGGTTTTGAGCTTAGTTCAACAGCACCAGCTGAACTTAACGCCTCTGGTGGATCATACATATTTTTAGCAATTGCTTAAGGAATAAAAAAAATGAAAATTAGAATTAGAGAAACAGAACAGGTAATGTATGTTGACGAATTCCGTCGAACATATTCTAATTTACAACTACCTGATACATTGACTGAAGAGTGGCTAAATGCTAATGGTGCAGATGTTGTATTTGAAGGCCCTCAGGCTACAACAACACCTCCTTATGAATATAGCTATCTTAATGGGGTTGAACAAGTTGATGGTAAATGGTATACAAGATATTCAGTTGGACCAGTCTTTACAGATATATCAGCTACAGATACCGAGCCGGCACAAACAGCCTTTGAGCAAATGGTTGCATACAGAGCCAGAAAAGATGCCGAACAAGCTAAAGGAGTTCGTGCAACACGAGATGAATTTTTAGCAAAGACTGATTGGACCCAGGCTAAAGATATTGCCGACAGTGTATCCACTTCATGGGTCACATATCGTCAGGCGCTTCGTGATGTGCCTTCGCAAACATTGTTTCCTTGGATTATTGAATGGCCAGTTAAGGTATAAAAAATGAGTAGAAAATACGTTGGTGGCATTGTCACCGCAAACCCTTCAGCACCTACAGCCACCTCGGCCAAAGGTATTTGGACACTTGATCAAGCATCCAATTTCGTCAAACAGAATATATGGCCTCGGTCCCCAGATGCACCTGTAATAGGTACTGCAACAGTTTCTGATTTAACAGCAAGTGTTCCTTTTACTGCACCAACTAATGTTGGTAGTGCGGCAATTACTAATTATATTGCAACATCTTCTTCTGGGGGGTTTACGGGTTCAAGTGCAACATCACCTATTAGTGTTACAGGGTTAACTGCTAATACAACGTTCACATTTTCTGTAGTTGCTGTAAATGGTGCAGGGTCTAGCACACCTAGTGCAGCCTCTAATAGTATTACAACTGCCGATGTACCAGGTGCTCCAACGATTGGTACTGCTACAGCCACTACCCCAACAGCTGCAACCGTAACATTTACAGCTCCTGCATCTAATGGTGGATCTACAATTACAAGTTATACAGCTACCTCATCACCAGGTGGAGTTACAGGTACTCTATCACAAGCTGGATCTGGTACAATCACAGTCTCTGGGTTAACTACAAATACACCTTATACATTTACTGTAACAGCAACTAACGGGGCTGGTACAAGTGCAGCTAGTGCAGCATCAAATAGTGTTACACCTGTCCAAACTTGTTCAACCTATACAAGTTCGGGAACTTTTAGTTGGGTTGCTCCATCTGGAGTTACCTCTGTTTCAGTCGTTGTAGTTGGAGGAGGTGGGGGCGGAGGCGGAACTGCTACAGCTCAACAAAGTTGCAAAACCGGAGGGGGTGGAGGTGGAGGCAACTTGCGTTATGTAAATAATATTTCAGTAACACCTGGTACTTCTTATACTGTGGTTGTCGGCGCCTCTGGTGGAGGGGGGTATTGCAGTACTGCTGCGCAAGCTGGTGGTGCTAGTTATTTTAATTCTACAGCTACAGTTTCTGCTACAGGTGGTGGTTTTGGTACCAGGGGTGCTTGTTGCGGTGGTACAGGGGGCTCTGGTGGTGGTGGTAGCGGTACTAATACCGGTACTGGAGGCAACGGGGGAAGCGGAGGATCTAACACTGGCGCGACTGGAAGTTATGGCTGTAATGCTGGCGGCGGCGGCGCAGGCGGTTATTCTGGTAATGGTGGAACCGGTCAGAGGGGGTATTATAACCAAGGTCAGACCGCAGGTTCTGGAGGCGGCGGAGGCGGTGGTACTGGCAAAGTTGGTATACCTCAGGGCGCAGGAGGAGGTGGGGGAGTAGGTCTTTACGGTGCAGGTTCTAATGGCGCGGCTGGTAGTTCTTCGGGTAACTGTGGACCTTGGTATGGTTCAGGTGGTTCAGGTGGTTCTAATGGTGGAAACGCTGGTACATATTCCAACGGAAGCGGTGGAGATCGTGGAGGTGGTGGAGGTTCTGGAGGCCGAGCTGGAGGAGGTGCTCCAGGTGGTACAGGAGGAGTCCGAATTATTTGGCCTGGTAACACTCGTTCATTCCCATCGACCAATGTTGGCGCATAATTTAAGGAGTAAAAATGAATTTATATATTAAAATCGAAAATAATCAACCTATTAATCACCCTGCGTTAGAGGATAACCTTATACTCGCGTTTGGATCAGTTCCTGAAAATTGGGAGCCGTTTGTACGGGTTGCACGACCTGTACCTGGTTTATATCAGGTGTTGGTATCTGAAGAGCCAGTATACGCCAAAGTCGATGGCGTTTGGAAGGACGTATGGACTCTTCGGGATATGACTGCTGAAGAAAAGACTGCTGCCCAGCAAGTTGTACTTACTGCGTTTAATGATCGAGAGTATGTTGAAAATTGGTCAGCATGGACTTTTAATGAAGACCTATGTGCTATGGTTCCACCGTTTGAACGTCCAGCTAGAAATCCAACAAAATTAGGTCTTGGTATTATGACTTTCTGGTGCGGTGCAGATAACAACTGGAAAGATACACCTAAAAAACCATTTGATGAAAAACAATATAAGTTTAATTTTTTAACTTGGCAATGGGTAGAAGAAGAAGTTGTTAATCTAGATTAACCTTTTTACAGTGGTTTTAAGTTTAGTTTGTATATATAATTGTATACACTAACAAAGAAGATATATTATGAAAAAATCATTACCTAAAAAAACATCTAAAACCCCGACTATTAAAACTAAACCACCGGTTGCAGATATTGCTCTGAATACTCAATTACAAGTTGCTAATCACTTTCAATGTCCTATTTACTTAATTGAGCGACCAGATTTTCTTGAAACTGTTAATGTAGTATCAGAAGAACGCTTAGAAGTTCGTCGTAAAGAGGTTGATCTTAACGAAATTTATCCTGTCTATATGACTGATAACTTTTTTGATGATCCTCGCATGGCAGATTTTACTCAATTTATTGGAGCTACAGCCTGGAATATTCTCAATGAACAGGGATATAATATGCAGGGTAAAGCTGTCTCATTTGCAGAATTGTGGACACAAGAGCATTATAAGCATTCTGCAATGGATGCCCATGTTCATGGCTTTGGCTCCCAGATTGTTGGCTTTTATTTTCTTGAAACACCAGAAGGTGGTTCTAACGTAGTTTTTCATGACCCTAGAGCAGCTAAGGTTCAAATTGACTTGCCTGAGCAAGATATAGGTGCAGCTACTTCTGCTAGTAGAATGATTAACTTTACACCTAAACCTGGTCTAATGGTTTTTGCAAATTCCTGGCTAGCTCATTCCTTCACCCGTCATGCAGCAGACTTACCCATTAAGTTCGTTCATTTTAACTTAAATGTTATACAGGATCCTAACTTTAACCCTGCTCCTGCCGCTGAAGTAATATGAATGTCTATCATATAAGATTTAATAAATCCAGAGGACAGACCGGACGAGGTACAATGGATCACGTCTGGAGAGTATTTGAAGGTGAAAAAGAATATCTTTTTAAAAACCTAGACATTACAGTCCCTGTTAAGAGTGAAAAAGATAAGAATGGTAATGATTATAACATCACGTGCACAGGTTATTTAAAAGCGGATAGGGAAACCTCGACAGCTATCATATCTTCTAATATAGCTTAAGTTAAAGTATAAAATAAACTGCAAGGGCCTTAGGGCCCTTTCCTTATAAATATACCATATAAATTAGGAAAGATACAATGTCTTCACCTTCATCTAGACAAAACCTCATAGATTATTGCCTCAGATCACTAGGCCACCCAGTTATTGAAATCAACGTTGACGACGATCAACTTGAAGACCGAGTTGATGAGGCTATACAGTTTTACAGAGACTTTCATTATGATGCTGTTGAGGCTGTGTACCTTAAAGAACAAATCACCGCATCTACATTACAAATTGTCGGCGTTAACGCTGGCAGCTTTTCTATTGGTGAAAAGATTACCGGTGCATCTTCTGGTGCTACAACCTTTGTTCACGCCGCGTTTGCTGCTAATAAAGTATATGTAAAGAATACTGCTGAAACATTTACAGTTGGTGAAACAATAACAGGCGCTAGTTCTGGTACGTCTGCAGTTGTTTCGTCTATGACTCTAGGTAACTTCGATAACAAATATGTTACCCTTAATGATTCTGTATTAAGTGTTGTAAGAACGTTGCCGTTATCAAGTAGATCTAACAGTATCAGTTTCTTTGATGCCAAGTACCAATTGTTGCTAAACAACATCCAGTCTTTAACAAATACCGATATTCAGTACTTTACGATGTTAAAGATGCATATTAATTTGATTAACGACCTGATGACAGGACAAAAGCCTGTTAGGTTTAATCGTCATATGAACAGATTGTATATCGATCTGACATGGGGTGATGGTGGTGATCTTGCTATCGGTGATTATATTATCATCGAAGCATATCGTTCTCTTGACCCTGATACCTATACCGATGTATACAATGACGGGTTCTTAAAGAGATATACTACTGCTCTAATTAAACGTCAATGGGGTGTTAATCTTAAGAAGTTCGAAGGCGTTCAATTACCAGGCGGGGTAACGATGAATGGTCAAAAGATCTTTGATGAAGCAATGGAAGAGATTACAGAGTTAAGAGCAGAAGTTAAATCTACTTACGAACTCCCTGTGGACTTCTTTACAGGTTGATAATGTTTATAGCTTATCTCATCAGCCCACATATGGATTATACCATCAAGGCAATAACTAATCCACGTGGATATACCGAATAATGGCAACCAACTTTTATTTCCAATCTGGTATACCTGGAGGCAGATCTTCAGAGCAATTGCTCATGGAAGACATTATAATAGAGTGCCTGAAGATATACGGTTTGGATACTTATTATATTCCTAGAGCATCGGTTAATGAAGATGATATTTTGGGAGAAGATGTACTCAATAGGTACTCATCGGCTTATCCTCTAGAAATGTATATGCAGAACGTTACTGGGTTTGAAGGTGACGGAGACTTAATGTCTAAGTTTGGTGTAGAGATCAGAGATACAGCAACCTTTATTGTATCTAGAAGAAGATGGGATGAGGTGATTGCAAGGTCTGGTGATGCTGTATTAACTACAAGACCGGCCGAAGGTGATATAATTTACTTTCCATTGACAAAAGCTTTCTTTGAAATTAAGTTTGTTGAGTCAACGGATCCATTCTTCCAGGTTGGTAAGCTTTACGTCTATAAACTTCAATGTGAGTTAATGCAGTACTCTTCAGAGAGATTCGATACTGGAATATCTGAAATCGATAGTATTGCAGACGGGGATTCATTAGATATTAATGAGTTTAACTTAATGCTTCAGACTGGCGATAGAGCGTTACTAGAAGAGTATAGCCCGGCTGGTATTATCCTTCAATCTTATAACTTAGGTACCATACTACCTAACGTAGATAATGAAGACTTTAAAGGTGAGATTTCTGTATTAGACTTCTCCGAAAGAAACCCATTCGGAGAAATAAGTGTTTAATAATAAATTCTATCACGGTACAGTACGAAAGTCAATCGTGGCTTTTGG